ATGATAGTGGTAATTTTATTAATGTATACATTCGTAAAGCTGAACTAGAAGGAAAAATTGGTAAAATTGAATTAGAAACTTCTGAAAATCTTCCTATTACTTGGGCGCAACAGAAGGATGCTTATATGCAACTTCTTATGACTAGTAATCCAGAAATTCTTAAAATTATTGCTTCTCCTGAGAATCTTCCTATTCTACGTCAAGCTATTGGACTTGTTGACCTTTATGTTCCCGGTGAAGATGATAGAGAAAAGCAATATGATGAAATTAAACTTCTTCTTAACTCTGAACCCATCATGGAACCTCCAGAGCAGGGAGAAGTTCAAGAAGCATTATTACTAGGAATGCCTCCTCCACAAGAGTTAGAATTACCATCTATTGAACCCGAAGAAATTGATAATCATATTGTTCATTATGAAACTTGTAGGAAATGGGCAGTTTCTGAAGCTGGAAGACAGACTAAGACTGATAATCCTTTAGGTTATAAGAACGTTCTTTTACATGCTAAGATGCATCAGATTATGATGACTCAAACTATTTCTCCGCAAGAGGAAATTGGTGTGGTTCCTGCGGAAAAACCCAATGCAAATCGAAACACACCCATAACCGGAGAAGAAAATGTTCAGACTGTTTAATATTAAATTTCCTCATTATGCTCCTCCTGATTCTCAGGGTGGAATAGAATCAGGTAAAGAATTAGGAAAAGAAGAAATTATTAATCTTCTCGGTGAAGATGATGATAAGGAAGAAATTTTAGATTTAAAAGATGAAAAGAAAATAGAATCTAAAGAGGAAGAGGGAGACGAGGAAAAAGAAGAAGAAGGAGAAGAAAAGAAAGATGAACTAGAAGAAATTGAAGATGAACTAGAAGAACCAGATGAAGAAAAATTAGAATTAATGACTCCCGTTCGTAGAAAGGAAATTCTTTCTAAGTATCCTAATGTATTCAAAGATTTTCCTTATCTTGAACGAGCTTATTATAGAGAACAGCAATTTACTGAGATTTTTCCAACAATAGCAGATGCGCGTTCTTCAGTTGAAAAGTCTGAAGCTCTTGATAGTCTTGAGAAGGAATTATTGTCTGGTGATACTAAGAATATTCTTAAAGCAATTAAAGAAGAGAATTCTGATTCTTTCAATAAATTAGTTGATAATTATCTTCCAAATCTTGCAGAAATTGATGAAAAAGCATATCATCATGTAATTGGAAATACAATTAGGCATACAATAGTTGCAATGTTAACTGAAGCGCGCGATTCACAGAATAAAGAAACTGCTGCAACATTACAAGATACTGCTACAATTCTTAATCAATTTGTATTTGGTTCTTCAATTTTTACTAAACCTTCTAATCTTTCTAAAGAAGGAGAAACTAAGAAAGATGATGATAAAGTATCAGAACGTGAACGACAATTTACACAGAGACAATTTGAATCTGCAAAAGATGATTTAAATACAAGAGTAAATAATACTATTCGCGCGACTATTGATGGTCATATTGACCCTAAAGAATCCATGACTAACTATGTTAGAAAAAATGCTAGTCGAGAAGCATTAGAAACACTTTCTGATTTGATAGATAAAGATTCAAGATTTAAGACTCTTGCTGACAGACTTTGGGAGAAAGCATTCCAGTCTGATTTTAGTAAAGAGTCTCTTGATAAAATTCGTTCCGCTTACCTTGCTAAATCTAAAACACTGTTGCCTTCAGTCATTAAAAAGGCTAGGAATGAAGCATTAAAAGGTTTAGGTAAGCATGTTTCTAATGATTCCGACGATGAAAAAGACCGAAAAGGTCCAGTTCTTTCTGGTAAAGAGAGCAGCCATAGAAGTTCTCCAAGAAACGACAAAGAAAAGTCACAAAAAATTCCTGCAAATATGAGAAGTATTGATTATCTTATGCAGGATTAGAAGGAGAATGCTATGGCAGTCGTAGAAAGTAATGTTACTGCACTCGAATTGGAACGTGTAATTCCAAAGATTCGTGTGCTTTTTGAACGCGATGATAAGTTCTATGCTAATATTCAAAAACGCGATGTAGAGAAGATTAGTAATAGGCAAATGCGTGTTCCACTTGAACTTCGTCCCGGAGGGAGTTTCCAGTATTTTAATCCTGATGGTGGAGATTTGGGACGTGGCGGTGGGCCACAGTGGGATAAAGCGGTTCTCACTGCTGTATTTGTATCTCAGAATATTGAGTATACAAAGCTAACCCAATGGTCTACAGATGGAGATAGAAAGGCTATTACTAATGCTGTTCGTCGTTTAACTGCATCAGCATTGGATGAACTTCGTAGACAGCTTGACGCGCAAATGATGCAAAGTGGTAATGGTGCTATTGGAACTATTGGAGTAGTTGCCACTGCTGCGGGAGTAGATACTTATACCTTAGATTCTGATGGTTTTGGTGCGAATCTAATTCGTTTTGGTCAGACTGTTCAGGTATTTGATACTACTCTTGCTACACTTCGTGGAAAGGGTGAGGTTACTTTCTACGATAAGGAGAATAAAATAATTGATGTTACTCCTGCAATTGCTGGTGCTGTTGCAACTGATAGGATTGTAACTGACGGTATTAATTCTCCAAATTCCCTGCCGGGATTGTATGGAATTCCTTACCATCATTCAAATGCTTCTACTGGAACATGGTTGGGTTTTTCACGTAGCACCACACCTGAAATTCGCGCGAATCGTGTAAATGGTGGTGCTTCTGCGTTGTCACTTCCCTTACCCAGACTTGCAATTAATAAGATTGGCAATAGGGTAGGAATTGATAATAATTTCAAACCATCAGCTTGGCTACATCCTGCACAAAAGCAAGCATATGAGGATATTGGTCAAGCGTTTACGATGATTCAGAAACAATCTGGAGATATGAAGGAAGGAAATCTGAATCTTTATTTTGATAAGATGCAATTTGCAGGTGCAACTGACAAGCCATCTTATCAGTGGGATAAGGAAAGGATTGACTTTGTTTCTGATGAAGTATGGAGCCGCGCGGAACTTCTTCCAATCGGTTTCTATACTACTGATGGTAGAAGAATTTTCGAAATTCGTTCTTCATCCGGTGGTGTAACAACTGCTGACATCTTCTACATGGTATGCGGTATGCAGGTTTTTGTCAATAATCCTGCAGCTTGCAGTTACGTTGACAATCTTGCTGTACCAGCTGGATACTAATCAGTAGAAAAGAAAAGGAGAAGAAAACGTGCCAACATCAGATGCAATTCAACACATGTTTGAAGTAGGAGATATCGTAAATCTTCCATGTGAAGTTACAGCAATAGGAGGAACTACTGCCGAACCTACCGTATCATTAAAAACAAAGTATGAAAACTTTGCAGGTAGTAGAGTTACAATCACAGAAACTCCTAGTGCAATTCAAGTTGTAAAGGATATGTAATATGAGTGACCTTCTTAGTCAGAACTTTGCAACTGTTCAGTCGGATAAACAGCCTTTACCTCCGACAATTGCATCGGCAGCTACAATTGCTCCTACTACGAAGTTGACATTTCTTACAGGAACAGTTCAAGTAGCTACAATTACTCCACCTGTTAGTGGATATGGTGAGGTAACTTTATGCTTTACAGATAGTTCTCCTGGTGCTTTTTTGACATCAGGTAATATTAAAACTGCATATCAACCAATTCAAAATCGTCCAATTGATTTGTGTTATGACCCATCTTCTGCTGATTGGTGGGTTAAAGCTGTAGTGTAATTAAAAAATGTCGGGGCGCGCATGACCTTTGAACGCGCAATTTTAATTTGAATTTAATTTGGAATAGTAAAAAGGAAATAACATAACATGGAACTTACAGAACCGATAGAAAATATAAATAATCAACTTTTAGATCTTTTTGGAATAGATACTATTTCTGGAGAACCTATTTGGCGTGTAGTTTTTTCAGAAGAGCAGTTTGAAAAACGACACGGAACTTATGATGATTATACTCCTAATGGACTTTTTATAAGAACAGTAACAGAAGTTCGTGAAGTTCCAAAATATCGTCAATGGGTTCAAGAAAAATATGTTCTTGAAAGATTGGTAGTAATTCCTGCAATTGACATGCCAGAATTACCAGTAACTAAAACTTCATATGAACCAATTTTTGTATTTCAAGATGGAAATGATAATTATCTTCCTCCAAAATTAGAAATTGCTAAATTTGTAATTGACTCAATTTATTCAGCTCAATATGGAACTAAGAATTTAGCACGATATAAAGATTCTGAAACTGATAATGAAACTCATATAGAAATGAAGAAAAAGCGAGTTGATGATATTATTGAGTATCTTTACGGCGATGAGTCTGGATTAATGGGAACTACATTAACAGGTGAATCTGTTATTGTTCCCCGTAATTTTGAAAAGAGGGAGAGTTGATATGAGTAGTGTAGGAGTATTTCCAGGATTTGTTGACCATCGTAGGACCATACGCGCGCCTACTAATCCACTTGATAAATCAACTGTAGTTTCAATTTTTAATAAAGAAATTAAAGAAGTTAAACCTACTATTCAGCCTGGAATTTTTCATCTTCGTCCAGGTTCATATGAAAAACCTTCTCTTTTAGTAGTAGGAACTTCATCGTGGTGGAGAGATACTGATGAAAATCAGCCCCTTCTTGAAATTCCTAATTCTTCAATTCAAGTAGCTGATAGTATTGTAAAAGATTATTGTAATGGAATTCTTGCTTGTGATATGAGTAATAATATGCCGGGACTTTTTTTCATTCCCGGTGAAATTTCTCTTATTGATATTAAAACTAAGCATAAGGTAGCATTAGATACTGCCAAAAGAAAGCAGGATAATTGGTTCCGCGCGTTAGTGGAATTAGCAGATGGATTGTGGGCGCGCACTAATGGTAATCCACTAACAATTTCAGATGATATGAGAACAGCCGCGCGTGAATTGGGACTTATTAGTAAAGAATGGATGAAAAATTTTCAAGCCTATGAACTTATTCGTTGTGCTGCTTGCGGTTCAATGAAAAATGGTCAATTTCCGATTTGTCCTACTTGTAGAGCAATTGACCAAAGTCATCCAGAAGCTAAGAATCTTAAGTTTGCTCAGTAATTGTTATGACTTGGAATGATATTAAACTAAGAGAAAAAACATGGCAGTAACATCAACAAGAATTGTAAGGATAGGTTTTTCAGGAGATGTTGTTGCTCCTGATTTAACTTATGCTGCGGCTGATAATGCTGCATCGCCGGGAATGATTGAAACTAAAGCTCTAGTTAGTGGCTTTAATTCTATTACAGTTCCAACTGATTCTGAATCTGTTACCATAATTCCTCCTTCTGCTAATGTTGTAACTTTAACTTTAAAGGGTGTTACTGGAGATACTGGAATTGGAATTCATCTGACAGACCCTACAACAATAGGATTAGCAGCCGCGCAATCCACGATTGGAATTACTACTAGTGATGTAGTTACTGTTAGATTAATTTGGGCTTAATAGGAAGAATATGCAATTATTAGCGGGAGAAATTTTCGATATATCTGCTGCGCTTCTTAATGATACTGCTAAGACTGTATATACTAATGCTGCCCAATTACCGTATCTTAATTTAGCATTGCAAAATTTGCAGGAAAATTTTGAACTTAGTAATGTTCCAGTAACCGATGCTATTTCAACTGTTATTAATATTCCTGCGGGTGAAATTGCAATTAAATTTAATGGTCCGGATCCAAAACTTCCAGATGATTTGATAGAAATTCAAAAACTTTGGGAAAGAGAGGAAGGAATTGACCCTTATTTTCCTATGACTAGAGTTAATTCTCTTTCTCAACAATTAGCTGGAACTGAACTTAGTCAGTTTGGAGTATATGTTTGGGAATCTCAAGAAATTAAGTTTCTTCCTGCAAGTCGAGATAATGATATTAAAATTGAATACATTAGAAATTTATTCTCACCCGCAGTAGATGCAAATTCTCCGATTAATGTTGTAAATGCTGCATCATTTTTAGAATTTAAGAATGCAGCGTTATGTGCTAGATATATAGGTGAAAATACAACGCGTGCGGATTCGTTAGATGGTCAGGCTATTTTAGCACTAGATATGGCAACAGGGATTAGTAGTAAAGGGAGGCAAAGTATTATTACGCGTCGTAGACCTTTTCGTGCGACTTATAAAAGAAGGTATGTTGGTTAGTTTTTAGTTAAACTCTCTGGCGTAGTAATACGCTGGTTATAGAACTGGAGAGATACAATGTCAATTCCTGGAGTTTGGAATTCACTTAGACGTGGCGCGTATAATGGTGCAGCAATTGGTTATCCTTTTGCAGGTAGAAGTTATTATGTAGGTGCGGGAGCACCTGTAGGAGTTGGAATTGAAAGAGTTAATACTATTCAAGATGCTGTAAATTTAATGATTGCTAAAGATGTCCTAACTTTAGGACCAGGAAGTTATGACGAAGCTGTTGTAATTCCTGTGGGGTTGGATAATATTACGATTATGGGTGCAGGTAATCGTGGTGACATTGGTATTGCACCTGCGGCAACAGATGCAATTGCATTAGTTATCGAGGGTAGTGCAGCAAATAGGACACAGGGAATTACTCTTATTAATGTAGGATTAGAAGGTAATGGAGATGGTGGTGGTTTACACGTTCTAGGAAATATTCGTAGAATTCGCGCATATGGTTGCAAGTTTGAGGGTGGTGCTTTTGCTGTTAAATTAGAAAGTAGTGCTGCTGGTTCAATTGGAGATACAATTTTTGATGATGTTGAATTAGCATGGACTACGAAGGCATTTCTATTGACAGTATCCGGCGGAGGCGACCCTGTTACGCAAACCCTCTTGAAAAATAGTTTACTTCACAACTATTCATCACATGGAGTTGATGTGGATGCAACTTTTGCTGCTGATTTGTGGATTGTGAATAATGATTTTATGGACCAAGAGGACGGGTCTGAACCTTCAGCTTTTTATGTTGATGCTGCTGAAGCTGGAACTACTGGAGGACTTTACAATAATAGGATTCCAGATGTTACAGCTAAAATTTCAGTAGCAGCGGGAGTTGAGAGAGTTGGAAACAATTACCAAGATGGAACATTAACTTAATTTTTAAAGTGGGGCGCGTATACTTTATCACGCGTATATAATGCCAGTAGAATATAATTGGTTTATCTATGACCGTAAGATTGAAATTATTTCTTTTCCCGAGTGGCTTACACAAAAGGATAATGAGAATTGGGAATTAATTACTACTTGTGGTTTATGGGACATTTCTATTAGATGCATCTTCAGACGTAAAATATAATGCCGCTACGTGACCACAAACCAGTGATTTTAGACCAGTTTAATGGTCTTTGGGAAAGGGGAGACCCTGATAATACACCTAAAGACCATTTTCAAGATTGTAATAATATTAAATTCATAGGAACTAATAAATTTGGAACTAGGGATGGAATAGATGTTCATCAATCTGTTGCTGTTCCGTTATTAGATATATTAAGAATTTATAATTATCCTACTTCTACCGGTAATACACTTTTAGTTTTAGCAAGAAATGGTAGTAATGGGGAAATTTATCATGTAGTTGATTCAGCAACAATTTTTGGTCCTATTTTAACTATAGCTGAAATGACGGATTTTGGATTTGTTCCTTACGCGGGACGCGCTTATATTACTCCTTTTAATACAGTAGTTGAAGGTGAATTAAATTTAGAAAAAGGAATTGAAGGTGAATTTCTTTATGTTTATTTGGGTGCAGGTGCTGCTGCTAGGAAAGCTGCTTTAGCACCTTTAACTGGTTCATTAACAATTGCTTTTGGTGCGGCAGGTAATACAGACCCCGGATTCCATCTCTTTGCTTTTGTAGCTGAAACAGACTCAGGATTTTTAACTGCTCCTGGTGCTATTACAGGATTTACAACAGTTGCTGCATCGTCTGTATCATTTTCAGTAATTCCAACATCTGGTAGTCCTACAGTAACTAAAAGACATTTAGTTGCAACTAAAGTAATTACAGATTATAATAATAATACAACAGGTTATCAATTTTTCTTTGTTCCAAATGCAACGATTGAAAATGATACCGATACATTTTTAAATGACATTTCTTTTTTCGATGCTGATTTATTGGATGATGCTTCTCATTTAATTGATAATTTTAGTGAAATTTCAGCAGGAGTATCATTAACATTATATCATAATCGTCTTATTCTTACTACACAGTTTGATGATATATCCCTTGTTAGGGTATCAGAAATAGGAGAACCTGAAGCAATTAGTCAAATTGATGGATTGTTAATTGTTCCTCCTGACGGTAATCCTATAACTAATGCACAGGAACTTCGTGATGTTCTTTATGTAACAAAACGAGCTAAAACTGTTGCATTTGTAGATAATGGAGATGTTCCTTCTAGCTGGCCTATGACATTTATTGATAATGCTCTAGGTTGTCCTGTTCATGGAATTGCAACAGTTTTAGATTCTGGAGCTTCTAGTATTGATTATTTACTTGTTACTACTTATAAAGGAATAAATATTTTTAATGGTCGTTATGTGATTCCTGAATTATCATGGAAAATTCAAGACCTTTGGTTTAATCAAGATAAAAATGAATTTAGAATGATTCAAATAGTTAATGAACCTATTAGTCAACAAATTTTATGTGTTCTTCCTGATAGGAGAATATTAGTAGGTAATTATACTAATGGAATGGACCCTAAGAATATTAGATGGGCACCCTGGTCATTTTTTATAACTATTAATAGTATAGCTATTGTAAATATTGATGAAATAATAATTGGAGCTGATTTAGTATAATGCCTGTTTATAGTGTTGTAATTGAATCGGGCGCTACTGGTGATGATGTAATTGTTCCTGTTGTTGGAACTGATGGGTGGGTTAGCACTGACCAAACTCCACCGGTTCCTACAGTTTATGATACTTTAGTTGATAGTGGTGATGGAAAAGCTGCAACTACTACTTCATGCGTAGGAGCAACTTGTGCTCCACTTGGTGCTCATACTTTACTATGTAGACCTGATAAACGGCAAATTGTTCTTGATGGCGCGCCTGCAATAGATTTCTTTTCTTTACCTGCTGGATTTCTTCTCGAAAGTTTAGATATAATAGCAGTTAGGAATCAAGTCTTAATTACTAGTGGTGCTACGGTAGAGATTTTTCAGGATGGTTTTCTTGTTGCAACATATGTTATTACTAATGGATGGCCATTAGCTACTAATGTATTTGAAGAAGTGGATGTAGTTCCAAATAGTCTTTATAGAGCTTTTAATGGTCAAATTAAAATTGTTAATACATCTACTATAAATGGTAGTTTAACTATAAATATAGATAAAATTAGTATTTCTGGAGATTATTCTATTTGGTCATCCCAATTAACATTAGCTTCTGATGGAAATAAAATAACTATAACTGATGGAGCCGGACAATTAGAAGAATTAACAGACGTTCAAGTTAGTTATCTTGACCCAAATACTGGAGAAATATTTAGTTTTACTGGACAAATAATTTTTCAGAATGCATTTGAACTAATTTTTATTATTCCATTATTTATTCCTATATATTATCAACTTTTATTTACAGGTATTGGAAATGGGGTTCAATTTAGTGGAAGTGTTGTTCTTGGTTCTTTGAATACTTTATTAACTGATGGTTCTGGAATATATACATTAGTTCCTGGTAAAACTTCTGATACTTATTATGATAGGTCAACCGACCCTGTTACTACAATTGAAATAAAGATTCCAGACCCATTTGCTAAAATAGGATTTATTCCCTAATGGCTAGTGAAGGCTTAATACATCATTTCGGAGCAGTAAGATTGCGTCTAACTGGTAGTGGTAATCTAAAAATGAGATTACTAAGTTTAGATAGTGTCATTACTCAAACATTAACTAGTCTAGCAATGTCATCTACTACTAATAGAGAACCTACAAGATTATGTAATTTTAATGAACAACGCGCGCAATTAGAAGTTAAAACTACTGAAATTAATGAAACATTTGGAATATCTAAGATTGTAGTATATATTAAACCTGTAGCATCAGAATTTCCCGGATAATGACAACTAGATTTGATATTATACAACCTGATTTAAGTCGTCTGAGATCACAATTAATGGTCTCAGATTTGAAAACTAAGGATAATCCTACTTTTCAAGTTATAGACCAATTAATTGCTGCTATAAGTCGTATTCAAGAATTAATAAATGAAGATGTTGATGTTATTAATAATTTAATTACAAATCCATCTAATAATGTTGTAGGATATCCATATTTTGGAGAGGTTCTTGATAATGATTTAGATAGTTTTATTCCCGGTCCTACTGGTCCTATAGGTTCCAAGGGTGAAATTGGTCCTATAGGTCTACCTGGTATAGATGGTAATGATGGAGAGGATAGTTTAATTCCTGGTCCTATTGGTCTTACAGGATTATCCGGTTCTATTGGTCCTACAGGTGAAACAGGTTCTATTGGCTCTCCGGGATTAGATGGATTAGACGGGGAAGATAGTTTTATTCCTGGTCCCGTCGGATTATCTGGAGCTACTGGACCTACAGGTTCTACAGGAGCTACTGGATTAGCAGGATTAGCAGGTTTACCAGGATTAGATGGATTAGATGGAGAAGATGGGATTCCTAATCCTGTTGCACTTCCTCCAGTTATTGATGGAGTATGGACAGATGTTCCATATGCGTCTGGTAATTTCACAGGAAGTAGTGGAACATGGACAGTAGATTTAGGAGACCAGACCACATATGCATTTATGCGTATAGGAAAGACTTTATGGATTACGTTTCGTATTGAAAGCACAAGTGTTAGTGGAAGTCCTGCTGTGCTTCAAATTACTCTCCCTAATAGTATGGTCGCCAAAAAAACAATTGAGGTGCCGTATTCCTTCAATAATAATAATACTGGATGGACTATTGGAACTGTGAATGTTATTGCAGGTCAAACAATCATTCGATGTCTACGAGATTCATCTGGCACGCCGTGGTCTGATGCTACCAATTTAACTGGTGTTATTGGCACGTTAGTCTTTGAGATTCAATAATGGCTGCTTTTTATCATACATTTACAACAATTAACCAACCTGACCCATTTCTATTGGTTGCAGCCCTTCGTTTAAATGACCCCGTTATCGGGTATGCCTACTTTGACCATACGTATCGTTTAAAGAAGAGCACCTCATGGACATTTAGACAAATTAATGAAGCCCAGCAAATACTAGATACAACTGTTAAATCAACACCTCAGTTATTGGCACAGCAACGTATAGATATATGGCCTCTTGAATTTCGCGCTCTTGTTATGACATTTCTTGATATAATTAATGAGTTACGAATAGAGTTAAGATTACCCATTATCACCTTAAACCAAACTCTTAATTCTATTCGAATTAAGGCCGGACAATAATAGGATAACCAATGGCTAGAACACCTAAGCGTCTTTACGGTCCCGCGCAAGTTGCAACTGGTCCTGCTACAGTATATACTGTTCCGGCTTTGACGAAAACAATTATTCGTCAATTGCATATATCAAATCCTTCTGCATCTGCTGTAACTATTACTCTATCAATTGGTGCTGATGCTGCTGCAACACGACTATTTTCAACATTTAGTATTCCTGCTGCTGCTGCGGGTGTGACTAATTCTGTGCAGGATTTCTTTTGGTATCAGATTATGGATGCTGCTGAAATTCTTACACTTAGCGCGGGCACAAATAATATTCTTGTGATAGTAATTAACGGTGATGAAATTACACTTGGATAAACCATCAAAACATTTAAGTTGGAATGAACTTAAATGTAAAGATGGGTCTCGCTATCCTCAAGAATATATAGATGATGGTCGATGTGAAAGATTGGTTGAATTATTTGAAGATATTAGAACTTTATGTGGTAATATTCCTATTAAAGTTTATTCTGCTTATAGAACAATTGAATATAATAAATTAATAGGTGGAACATTGCATAGTCAGCATGTTCAGGGTAGGGCATTAGATTTACATCACACTTCATTAACTAATAATGAATTTTATAAACTTATTCGAATTAATGCT